GAAAAAACCGTCGAACTCTCCGTTAGTCGCTCCGTTACCTGTCCAAATAGAAGTCTCGGTGCTTTCTGCCATTGTTCCAAGAACACGCGCAATAAAGAAATCAGTAAAGTTTTTAGGCAAAGTATCGAATGCGGAATATCCCATTTGGATAGCTTCCCAATCGTCTTCGAACTCATCTTTACAGATAGTCGCGTTAACTTGTAGGTACTTAGGTTCGATTACTCGGTCAGTAAGAGCGATTTCCCCTGTTGGGTCGAAGTCGCAAGTGCTGTCCTTAACCAATCCTGTTGCGCTTAAAGTTTTTACCGTGCTTCGGTATTTTACGTTAGGCATAACGGTTACACCACCATTCTCGATAGTGTTTGCGCTCAAAAGAGCGGCGGCAATGTACTTCCCTGCGAATTCACCAGCATAAGAAGTAGTGTTTACTACGTTTGTAGGCATTTTGTTAAAAAATTAAGATTAATACAATTTATTTAAAACTCGGTCTAGAGAACTTTGAGCCTTTTGTTTTTCGTATCGGAATACTTGTACGGGCTTTTCGTTTTCAGGATTATAAGAAATAGGTTTAACGCTATTTTGTGTGCTTAATTCCGTCTTAATGGCGTTCAATTCAGCTTTCAACGCTTCGTTTTCTTCGCGCATTTTTGCAACCTCGCTAAACAACGTTTCTTTAATAATGGATTCGATTGTCTTTTTAGGCTGTCTTTCTTCGGAAGCCATTTCTTCTTCTTCTACGGTAGCGACTTCCTCGGTTACTTCTTCCTCGGTTTCTTCCATCTTTTCTTTGATTTCGGAAATGATACCTTCCTCGGTAACGACAAGAATGTATTCGCCGCCTTCCATTTCGTATTCACCAACAGGTAAAGGAACGTTTCCTTCCTCGGTTACTACAAATACTTCCGCTCCCGCTTCAAAAGAAGGTGCTTCGATTACGGTTGTTCCGTCTATTAAACGGGCTTGTTCAAGTTTCACTTCCATTCCTAAAAGCGTCTTAATTTCTTTTATTGCTTGTTTTGCGTTCATTGTTTATTTATTAATTAAAAATTATAAATCATATTCCAAGCGTTTTGATTTTCATCATATAACGCACGTAATTCTTCGCTTCCTTTTAAATAGTCTTGATAAACTGGAATCGTTTTTATGTCAATTCCAAGTTCTTTTGCTTGTGTGCTAAGATTTTTAAATAAAACATCTAACTCCTTACGAACCGTGCTATAATTAGCTTTATTAGATTCGTATTTTTTTTGCAAAGAATCTTTTTCGGCTTTTGCTTTGGTAAATATTTGATTTAATTTATCTGCATTTGTGGAAAGCGACTTTATTTCTTTGTTATATGAAACAACACCTGTTAACGCTTTTTTAAGGTCATCAACCAACGCTAAATCCACTTTCACTTCGGATAGTTCCGTCTTTTCCAACTTCGCTATCTTTTCAAATACGTGTTTATTCATAACTTATTAACTATTTGGGTTTATATTGTTGCATTTTTAAGGTTTTACAGGTTCTTTAATTTTTAATATATCATTATACCCACTAATGAATTTATCAAAATCACCTTTTTGCATTTTCTTTATTTTATCAAATAAACTATAATTTTTATTAGTTTTTATATCTATACCAAGTTCATTATACATATTTTCAATTTTTGCAATCAAAACTTTAGAACTATCAATTTGTTTTTTATACTTATTTATATTTGATATAGAATCGTTTGCATATTTTTTCAATTCAGATATTAAATTATTAATTGGTTTATCAGAATTTAACCAATCAGAATAAGTCGATAAAGCCTCTGAATTTGCCTTTTCAAAATCATCTATTAATCCTAATTCTATTTGAACTTCGGATAATTCCGTCTTTTCTAATTCAGCTATTTTTTTAAATACGTGCTTGTTCATTTTATTTTGTTTTTAAGAGTAACTATTACTTTTTGTTCGTGGTTGGTTCACGTTTTGGCTTTGGCTTGTAGTTTGATTTTCCAAACTACCAACGCCCTGTTGCCATAACTCACCTTGACAACATTCGCTTTTATAGGTGTTGTCTTTACATAGGCATCCGCGGCGACCGCCTAACGGGCTTACTGGTACTCGTTTATCTTCTTTAGGCATGGCTTAGTTTTTCAATGAAATAAATAACGTCGTATATTTCTCCCGCGTGGCTTGCGTTAAATTTAATTTGTAACCCGTCATTTGCTACGTTCGTGTTCGCGTAGAAATTAAACGACCTTGAGTATACGTGTTCAACCCCGTTACCCTTTGGGAATACAATAACGTCGGCTATATTTTCGTAATCTGCGTCGGTAGGGCAATAAAAATTTAAGTCAGCGTGTGCATTATTGTTATTCATGGACGCTTTAAAAGAAATCGTAATAGCATACGTTGAACCCGCTTCTAAATCAAAAGACGGGCTTGTGTACATTCCTAAGACGTAAGGGTCGTTTGTAACGCCTCCGTTATTAGGTAACGTAAATTCCGTGTTTGCGGTCATTAAATACGGGTCTTCGCTTGTGAACTCGGTATCGTCGTAACGCGCCCAACCTATTTGTAAAGCGTTGTTATCAATTGGGGCGAATTGCACCCACTCGCTTCCATTACCAACGTAGTAATTCCCGTCGCTTTCGATTAATGCTCCCATTTCGGGCAAAGAGTTTTCTTTCTTAGTTCTGTCTACGCTTTCTAATTGAACCGTAAATTGCGAGTTTTGACGCGTTCTTGATATTGGAGGGTTTCTTTGGTCAGGCATCTTTAAGTATATTTTTGATTTGGTCTAATAGTGATTCGTGTTTGCTTAGTTCCTCTTTGCTGTCGAAGTATCCCTCAATTGAGAAACCTTTTACCTCACCCGCTTTTACCTTTTCCCAAACTTCCTGGTTATCTACTTTCATGGATAGCACCCAAGTTCCGATTGGTAAATTGAATCCGTACTTAACACTTTTATCGTGTTTCTCATCTTCGACTATCCAACTTTCAACTACTGACATCCCGTTAATTTCTTTCATGTGTTCGTAGGTTGCGTTATTTTGCTTCCCTCGTTTCAAAAAGAGTTCGGATGCTTTACGAATGGTATTCTCTGAAAAGAAAATGTAGTATTCCTCTTTCGTCTTTTCGTTCAATCGTAAAATGTGCTTGTTAGGAATCAAAGCCGCACCCATTAAAATACGCTTTTCTTCGTCTACTTCTTTCAATTCGACAAAGTGCTTATTCAATGCTACCCAGTCTTCTTCTATTGCGGGGTGTTCTACAACACTAACGGCGTACACGCCTTGCTTCATGTTGTTTTCGTCTAAAACTAATTCGATAACGTCCATAATTTGATAACTTAAAATGTTTACAATGTTGCATTATTTACTCTCGCTCTATCTAATCCTTGCGCTGTGGTTACATCACCGCTTACTACATAGGCTTGTATCGGTTGTCCTGTTAACTGAGCAAGTGCGCTAACGTTGGCATTTCCTACTACGTTAAATTCGGGCGTTGTTATTGTGCCTGTTCCCATATTCGCTGCGCTTGGTGAGTTACTTCCGCTGTCGCCTCCTTGGTATTGTTGTTTAGCAATGTTTCGAATGTTTACTAAACTTGCCGTTGCTGCCATTGTCGCAGCAATAACCGCCCGTGGAATAGACGAAGGGTCTCCAACTATTAACTGAGAACCATAAGCGGCAACCGTGTTTTTATACATTTCTACCGTGGCTTGTGCAATCTGTAACGCCTTAGTTCTTTTAAATGATTTCTTGCGCCCTTCCTCCGTCTCTTTAGAAAATAATTCGTTTAAATTCGAAAGGAAATCTAAGCCCTCTTTTATTCTATCCGCAAGTTTTAATTGTAAGGCTATTTTTTCCTGAAAGTCTACTTGGTCTTTTGCCTTTTGTTCTTCTCGGTACTTGTCATTTATTTCTGTTAGTTCGGCTTTTTGTCTTTTCTCTAATTCAGTTACATCGTATCCGTATTGTTTAGCCGTTTCAATTAACTGAAAATACTTTTCATTTACTGCATCTACTTCAAGCTGTTCTGCGCTTATCGTGTTTTCCCTGTATTGTTGGTCGAATTCCTCCTGAGCGTCTAACTGGGCTTGTCTATTGGCTTGTATTTGTGCTTGTATTTTAGCCTCTCTTTCTGCGGCTATCTTTGCTTGTTCGTCCGCATACTTTTGTCTGATTTGCGTTAGTTCGGTTTCTTGTGCCGTGGTTAATTTGCTTATATCCTGTCCGTACTTTTTAGCCTTAGCCAAAAGAACCTCATATTTTTTAGTTACCGCGTATTCCTCTCTTTGTTGCTCGGTCATTAATCGTAAACGCTGTTCTTCATCAAACTGCGCTAACTGCTGCGCGATTTCATCAAGTGCCGCTTTACGTTCTTCCGCTGCTCTTTGTGCGCGTTCCCTTGCTTTTTGTGCTGCGGCTTCTGCTCGTGCTGCTCGTTCTTCGTCTAAGGCTATTTGATTTTCGTTTTTGATTCCCGCTTGCTTGTCTATTTTGTTAGCCTGTTTTATTAAATCATTCGCAGCATCTGAAAATATTTTATTCCGTTTTTTCGCTTCTTTTTCGGCGCGTGCTTGTGCGTTCTTATAAACCTTCGATTCTTGCTTGTCAAAGTTGCTGCTCATGCTTGTAAGTCCCGCAGTTGAATAGTCAACAAGTCCCGCAATTAAGTTACCCGTAACGGATGCCGTTTCCTCTACGAAATTACGTTGGTCTTCCATCGATGCGGAAAGCTGTTTAGCGTATTCGTCCGCTGCCTTTTGCATTAACGCTTGTGCTTGTGCGCGTAGTGCTGCCGCCTGAACAAACGCATCTTTCTTACGTATAAATTCCGCTTCCGCTTCGTTTACATTCTTCGCTTTTCCAAAGGTATTCCCTAAAGTATCGTTGTAAATTTTTAACGCTTCCTCTTTCTTAATTGTACCTTGTCGCGCTTGTTCAAATGCACTCGCTACTTTATCGGTTTCTAAACGTGCCGCTGCTGCTCCTTCTTTGTATTCGTTTACCGTTGCTTTAAGTGCCTTTTGGCTTTCGGTGTACCTACTTAGTGCGGCTTTAACTTTATCCCAGTGCTGAATAAGTAAGCCAATACCAACAATCAAAATACCAATTCCTGTAATCGCAAACGCCTTCGATGCTTGTGACATTTTACCAAAGCCATCTACAACATTATTTTTAATTGCTGTAATTGCGGGTAATGCTTGTTGCATTGTAGTTACCGCCGCTGTCATTTGCATAACGGCTTGAAACTTTTCCATTACTTTTTGTGCTGTCGCACTTTCAACACCAAATAAAGACATAGCACCCGCAGCACCATCGAAAGCACCTTGAACTCCACCCATAGCGGTTTGCATTCTCATCGCGCTTGTCATTGCCATAGCTTCTAACGCCATGTCAACGCGTGTAATTTGTGCTTGGGCTTGTGCGGCTTCTTGTGCGGTCTTTCTAAATTCCGCGCTGTTCATGTCTCCCGCCTGAGCCATTCGATACATTTTGTCGGTTAAGATTCCGACTTTCTGACCAAGGTCTGCATTCGTGGCGGCATATTCTTCGATTGCTAAATCGGTTTCGACTATCGTCTTTTTAAGGTCTCCGACTTTTTGAACCAACGCTTTAAATTCTTCGGTATCCTTTTTTCCCGCCCGAGCCATTTCGTAAAGTTGGTCTTCTAAAACGGAAATTTGAGCGGTTACATCGTTGGCACTTACCGAAAGGTTTTCAATATCTTTGGCTACTAAGTTCGTCGCTTGGTTGGCACGTCCAAGCATTTCGGCTAACTTGTTGTATTCGTCCGTTCCACGTTTACCCGCTTGGGCTAACGCTAACATTTGGTCTTCGAGTTTCGACATCGCTTTACCCGCGTCGCCGTCCATCGTTTGAACCAAGTCTTGGAACTCTTGGTCTAACTTGTTAACTTCCTTTTCAACCGCTTGTAGTCCTTTAGTTGCTTCTTTGCTATCTACGTTTAACGATACGCTATATTCCTCAGCCATTTTGTGCTTTTTTAAATTTTGCTTCCCTTCGTGCTTGCTCAAAAACCTCTTTTACCGTTTTGGGAATTTTGTATTTTCCTTTGGCTATTTCTATTAGTTCGCTTTGACTATACCAAGGGTCTATTCTAAGCATTTGTAGTATTTGTTCTATCACCATTCAAAAGTTAAAGGTTCTAATTCCGTGTTTCCGTTGTCGTAAGTGTAAATAATACTTACCGTTTCTATGTTTATTGCGTACGGTTCGGCTACGATTACATCCAATCCGTCTTCGCTTACCAAAATATCTATTCCGTCTTCCGAAACTATTTCTTCGACAGGCGTAAGGTTAACAGGTATCGTAAATTCTACCGTGGTTTCTTGTGTCATTGTGTACACGTCGGCGGTTATGCTTGTTCCTGTTACGTCGATGTCGGCTTGAATCACTCCATTTGGAAATAGAATAGGTTCTTTGTGAATTGTTGTTCCTGGTTTTACAGGTATAAACTTTCGTCTTCTTACAGGTCTAAAGTCATGAAGCAATGTAAAGTTAACCTCGCCGTTTGTAAGGTTGCTTTTCATCTCGTTAATGATGTATCGCTTGTCTCGAATCACTAACCTATCGTTTAATTTTAGGTTGGTAAGTATGCGTAGAGGTAAAACCGTCTTTACGTCCGTTAATCTGTTCTGTAAGTTGAACATATTTTGTAAGTACGGGCGGTAGTAAACGTCGTACAATGAGTTAGGAATCGTGTTTAAGTAAAACGAACTAACTTCCTGCCCGAAATTCAACGACCATTGAGCGGTATTGTACGTAGTGTCCTGTCCAAATACGGCGTATCTATTAATTATGCTCGAACTAATTCCGTCACTAAAATATAGAAAGCAATCCTGTATTTTATCGAAGTACAAAATCACGGGCTTAGGTACGTAAGGTTGGAAGGTTGGCTCTTCTTGTAGATAGTAACCTACTTGAACGTTAGTATTTGTAAAGTTATTAAACAACGGCTGTTCAAAAGGTACTTGCACTACGTATTCTTGTCCGTCGTAAGGGTAAGAGTTAGAAAGGTCACCGTACTCACGCGAATTTAACTGAAAGAATTTTCTATTCATAAACGACGCGCATTGCTCGTGCTTAAACTCTATCTTCTTGTAAAGTGGTACGCGGCTAATATTGATTTCCTCTAAGTCGGTATATTCGGTTATGTCGATAATATTGCCTTTTGAATACCAATCTTCTAAGGGTTCGATTTGGAACGTGTTTTCGTCGATTGGGTAGCACGTCAAGTTAAACTCTTTTAGCAATCCCGCGAAGTAATCCGCTACTTTCATGTCGGGCATATTAGCGGCTACGTTTAGATTGTTTGTAAATACTTGCGTTGCTGTATTCGTGTAAAGGTAATCGTTCGCGCTTTGTTGTACGTTAAATTGGTCGGTGTATAAATAAGACCAATTGTAAACCATTTGAAACGTTAAATTAACGGGTGTTTGTGAGTATATTTGATAAGTGATTGACGAATCTAAACCAATATCGTTAACCAAACTTACGATTAAATTATTCGATAAACCTAAGTTGTTAATTGTGTTCGTGAGTATTCCGTTTTGAAAAACTTGTATCGTATACGGCGTGTTATTCGATGCGGCGGTAACATTCAGGTAAACGAAATGCGTTCCGCTATCTACCCAAGGTCTAAACTGAACTCGCAACGTGTCGGTAGCTAAGTCCATCGCATCAAACATATATTGATAGTCCAACGAACTAATAACATTTAATGTCGTAAAGTCGGGGCTTTGAACCTCTGAAACTTGGGTAAATGTCTCTTTGTTTTTTAGGTGCAAAAACGAATTCGTAAATCGCGGGTCACTTAAAAACAACCCTTGAAACGTTACGCCGTATGCAATGCCTATTGTACGAAGTATTTCTTTATTCTTTAACGCGGGAAATAATTCAGTGTATTCAATTGCTCCTAACGCCGAATCAATGTTATCGTTTGGTGTACTGGGTTCATTATATTGCCAAACGCGGCGGGAACTAATCAAAGGGTAACGGATGTCGTAATCGGTAGTACCTGTTACACGGGCTTCTACTTCTGAGTAATCGTAAAAGTGTGCATAATCGGAAAAGTCTAACTGCCCTAATTTGTCTTCGCTAAACCTGTCTTTAAGCGTTCGGATTTCACCGTAAAACGTTACCTTGTATGCGTAAGGCTGTCCGTTTTTTAGTTGGACGCTTTCAAGCTGAATTTTACCCCTACGGAAAAACGTTAAATCTATTTCTATAAACGCATCCCTTCGTAAGTTAGGGTTAATCATTCCATTTATAGCATTCTCATAAAAGTGTTCAAATATTGGGTTATTGTGAACAGAACACGGTACGCTAAATGACTGCGAAAAGTCCGTAAACACTTTCGATATGTCCTGTATATTTTGAATGCTACTACTAACTTGTATTTGCTCATCTTCGAATAATTCTAAGCGGTTGCCCTCTATATAAACTTGTACTTTCCTTTTCATTACACGATGTTGTTAATCGTTTCGTAAGCCATTTCAAACTCGATAGTATAATTGACCGTTTTTTGGTTGATTACCTTTACCCTATCGAAACCTTTTGTTTTCATCGTTACAGGATACCCGTTTAAAAGTATTCGTTCGCTTAGTGCCATTTGTGTAAGGTTCTCTTTAAAGTCTTCAGTTACGCTTCCCGTGTTCGCTTTAATTGTTTGCCGTCCATTTACGTTGAACTCTTTAAAGTTACCTTCCGCGGTCGAATAGTTCATCAAACTTGATTGCATCAATTGGTAAGAGTTCGTTTTTACGTCGAGTTGGTCGTAGGATGCTTTGAACATGAACTCCCTTTGCCATGCGCCGTATTTGTTTATGAAGTCAATTGTAATTACGTCGTACCTACATTCGACCTGTGGACGGAAATAATACGTTGCTAAAACGGTTGAAGTTGAACTAAGCACTTCTAACTTATTGCCATCGTCGTACCACGTTGGATAAACTCGATACGCATATTGAAATGTACCCGAACCAAAACCAGTAGTAACTACCGAACCGCTTACTAAGTTTGTGTAACGAAGTGAACCGCCCGAAGGAATTTCTAACGTTAAAAATCCCGCTCGTTTGTAAACGTCGGTTGCAAGTACCGCGCTCGGGTCGTATAAATAATAGTACGTTTTTTGGTCAAGGAAATAATTCCCGTTATTCGGGTTCGTTCCATCTTCGTAATATCCGAAGCCATCCCAACCGTAATGATTCAACACGTCAAGCGTAACGTATCCGCTTGGAGTTAGTTTGTACCGAATTACTTTAACATTTACGTAGCTGTCGAAGTCGGCGGGGCTTACCGTGTTATAAACATTTGGGTTAACCGTGTTATCGATGTATTCGCGGATGTATGGCGAAATGTTGTAGTAATTCGCCGTGTTCGTTGCGGACGGAATCAATTTACTAAGTGTGTAAGTAGGGGATGCGGGTGCACTTCCTGAGCCGTTCCAAAGAAACAATTCTATCTTACTTCCTGTTTGTCCCGCTTCGTCTATTTCTATTATGTAGGGGCTTCGTGCTTGTATATTCATTTGTTCCGTCTTTTCGTATTTGATTCTCGAATAATTTCATCTAAGTAAATCGCTAAGTCTCCACCTAACGCTCTTTGGAAATCTTTACCCGCTCGTTTGTATCCGTCAGCAAATGGCTTGGTGAAAAACAAACTGCGCTTTATTCCCTTGTAATATATCCCTCGAGCAATCATGAATTGAACTTGCTTACGCGTCATGAATCGCCCTTGCTTATCGCGTGGTGAAATTCCTCGTTTAACTATCCATTTATCCAACGCGCTTGGCGGCGGCATCTTATCCTTAAATGAAAATTCGCTACCGTGTTTTACTTTTTTCCCGTCTACTCCTAAGTCTTGAAACTTTCCGTAATCAAGCATCGTAAATACCAAATCGGTATTGTCGCCTTCCTCGGTTATCGTTCCCTTTAACGAGTTGTACAATTCTTTAGAAGCGTTCTTTTTAAACTTCGTTAGGTTACTGCGCGACTGCTTAATAACGTAATCGCGGAACTTCTTTATTTCTTGTTGTAACTTTTGCTTACGCATCAATCTAAAATTACATCTAAGGTTAGTTCACCGCCACAACCTAAACTATCGAATTGCGCTTGTGTCATTTCACAACGAATCCTTCCATCTCCATTATCGTAATACGTTCCGTAATTAGACCAACACAAACAAACACCCTCGGTAGTGCAATAACTCGGTAACGGATTAGGAACAGGAATGTTAAATAAATTCACCAAGTCAATCATGTTATTCGTATTCCCCGCTCCATAACAAACGTGTACTACTTCCCCATCGCATAAATAACGAATTGAGTTGTACGAATTAGATTCAAAATTTAAAACTTGGGAATAAACGTTTATTAAAATTTCAGGTGTTGGCTCGGGCGTACAAATCGACATTAAATTAGGTATAACAATATCAACCGTCATAGTCATACCCGCTAAATAATTTTCGAATCGCTCGGTAAATGGTTCGATGCTTACCGCACTACCAAGTTGCGCGTAATTACCGAACAAGTCACCACGTCGAAGGCTTTCGTATAAACGCATCAAAACGGTTAACTGAGTATTCAGTACATCCAACTCGTTATCATTGCCTAAGAACTTATCGGTTGTTTCCTCTTTGCTTATATCTACGATATCCATTGCGATAATGGAAATATTAAACGTAAGAGCGTTTCCGTTTGGTGAAATATTGTTAACTATTAAGTGAACCAGTGGAAAGATTGACTGCTTATAGTTATCTATGTCGTCGAGGCTTCCTTGTGTTACCGTGTTTACTAACGGAATAGTTTCTATTTCGGTTCTTAGGGTGTCAAGTATGTAGAAGTATCCTTTCATTTATTCCGTCTTTTTATCATGTGAATTTCAAGGTCGTTTTTTTCTTTCTCAAACATCAAGTAAGTAAGGCATTGATGCACCGATAATGAGGTAACATCGTCCATTCGTCTAACGTCGCCTTTACTGAGCGTATAAATAGAAGCATACCATCCCCATCGATTGGCAAAGTTGCTTTCTGCGCTGTGGTCAAGTCCATCGTCTTCAGCTCGGTTTGTAAAAAGTCCATCGTAGCGTTCAACAATTCCACGCTTAAATTGCGCAAAAAAAAACTTGCACCCAGTACAATATTTAACGGAGCCATTTTCATAACTTCCGCATACGTCGCGCTTGTATGGTAGGGTTCTATTTCGTATTTATCGCCTTTCTTCTTTTTGATTGGTCTAAATAATACCGCCATCGCTTTGTGCATAGTATCCCAATCTTGCAAATACTTTTCAGCGTCCACGTATTCGCCGAATGTCATGTTTTCAAGGTCGGGTATAAAACCGAACTCATATTTATCGATGAAAAACGTAGGTTCAAAGTCGGGTTCTTGTTTGAACAGGTCGCCTAATTTAGCCATCAACGTAAACACGTCACCCGCGCTAAAGTTGTTCACCTCCGACATCCGTATTTTGCACAACATCGATATCATTTTCTTCGCGGCAATGTCGTTCGAGTCTTCCTCGTTTTGCAGCTTCATTAACTCTTGGTATTGAGTTAACCTAATTTCGCTTAATGAAGTTGGGATTAAAATTTTCGACTGCATATTTATATAACTTAATTTCCTTTAATTGTACCTTAGTCCGTTTTTACCTTACGAAGTACTTACCCCTATTTGGATTGCTCAAAGCATTGTACACGAAATAACGTGCGGCGTCAATGCAATGATTCCATTTATCCTCAGGGATAGTCTTGTTCGTCTTTTCCTGCCATGAATAGTTATTAAATTCCTTTATCATGTTCTTGCTTTCAGGGTCTATAAATATTCGATACTCCGACATCAAACTAATTCCCGCCGTTACGCTTCCAGTTCCCTTGATTGCTTCGACAATGTTTAAGCCTCGTTGTTTAAGTTCGCTTATTAACCTCGGTTCTGCTGAATCGCCTACTATCAAATCATTTAAAGCGTGCTGTCTGTTGTACTCGAATAATTGACCCGTGTTTAATCCCTTTTCGTAGAAGCATTCTTTCAGGTAAATTACTTTCGTCTTTCTGTCGATTGACACCTTGATAAGCGTTGAAGGGTCGTTACTAAATCCGTAATCCTGTCCAAATCCGTTTAACTCGCATTCCTTAAATTCACCCAATGACCAGTTAGTAAATACCGCACCCGTTGGTTGTGCGCGTTCACCCGTTCCGTAAACTTTCCACCAGTACGAATTACCTATCTTACTTTCAATGTCCTCTACTTGTGGGCGGGTCAAGTGCGGGTTGTCTCGATACGTCGTTACACATGGCGGGTACTTATCGATGTATTTATCTAACCAATGCTCTTGGGGAAGTGCGGGGTTATAGTCGGCTATTATTCGGTATCGTGTTCGTGGAAAAAGTTGGTCAATCGTTTCTTCGGGGAATTGGTGCGCCTCATTTATCCATAGTATGTCACGTGAACGCCCGTGAATCTTGTCGGGGTTATCAGCACCGTAGTAGTTTATGTAGTTCCCGAATAGGTTGTAAATGTGGTCCGTCTTATTGTGGTTCTTATCGGAATATAATTCGTGTTTTATCAACACATCTCGAAAGTCTTTCCACGCGGTCGCTTTCAAAGCGGCGAATGTATCCCTACAAAGGTCTATTTCTAATTCAGCACCTTCGTACTTCTTACATAGCCAAATGAGGTAGTAAATGGTCGCATATGTCTTCCCCGAACGTGTACCGCCTTGTAGTAAGGTTATGCGTTGGTGTTTAACCTTCCATTTCAGAAAAGTAAAGTTCGGATTAGAAGTACTCATTTATTCTTCGTTGGTATCTTCTTCGTGTTTATCGTTCAACCAACTTGGTAGGTTTACTTCCTTCCCTTTTGTCGTATGGTCGATGTAAGATTGATTTAATTTTTGGTGTTCCTCTGAATCCGAAAGCAACCTAAACGCGGCGAGTTGAAGCGTTGCGTTATCGGAATTAATCCAATTGCGTTTCATTCTGTGCTTAGTCTTAATCTTAATTGCATCTATTGCTTCTTTAATAATGTCCAATTTATCTAAACCGTGATTGTATGCCGTTGCTCTACTGAATGAAATGTACATACAAGCCTCGTTAAAATTGGTGCAATTATTTTTTTCAATTGCCTCTATAAATTCTTCTATGTATTCTTGTGTAGTCTTTTTCATGGTGTTATTAATTCATTGATTGAATGTAGAAGTTATCAATAGGAGCGAAGTATATGGTATCGTCTTTTTCTTCGATTAGTAGAACCAGAAAAACAGGATAACCACAGTACTGGGTTATTCCTTCCATTTGGTCTTTATAATACCTACCTACAAAGAATGCGTAGTTATCGAACTGACCTATTACGCGGTCTAACATATCTTCGAGTTGGTCTTCTAAGTTCATTCTTCGGGGTTAAGTCTTGTAAATGGGTCTACTTTTACTTTGTTCTTTGTTCCTTGTAATCTTTTGGTTCGTCTTTCGGCACGTTCCTTTTTACGTTCCGCTAACGTCTTTATGTTCTTGTTCGTATTCATTTACTATCTTTTGTAGGTCGTTTAATATTCGCTTCCAACAATCCGCGCATGAACTCGGTTCTTGACGTTGGTTAAATACTCTATTGTATATTCTTAGTAACGTGCTTTGCTCTGTTGGTCTTAACCTTGATTTATTAAATGCAAAAAAGTCCTTTAAAAATAAGTATTCGTCTTCCTGTAGGCATTCAATCTTTCGCTTGTAAGTGAATAACTTATTCAACGCTTCCTTTCGCTTATCGCATCCGCAGTCCTCACCTAATATCCATTTGGCTACTTTGGCTATTCCAGTTGCTTCTAAAACCTTTTCTACGGTGTCGCCTAATCCTACGCTCTCGGTTGAACGTACTAACTCCATTTCTTTTTTAGTCCGTCTTTTTCGCTTTTGTTTAAATTCGGTCATATTCTTCGTTTTTATAGTCTAAATAATCCTCCCCTATCTTTTGTTTAAGCCTCGTCTTGCAGTTTTTAAGCGTGTTAAATATACTTGATAGGCTTATGTTCGCACCGTTGCTTATTTCACGCATTGATTTACCCTTTAAGGTATGCACTTTGAATAGTTCACGGTCGTATGTATGCCATTTAGATAACTCCTTTTGTAGCTTTTGGTCTATTTTGCTTATGGCTTCGTGTTTTTCGGGTTCGCTTTCCTCGATGCAAAGGTAGTTTAACTCATCGATTGACACCTTTTGAATTCGTGTTTTCTCTTTCTCGTAAGTTATGAACGTGTTTTTTAGAATCACCCACACAAATGCGCGGTTGGGTTCGTCGTTTATTACTGCTTTTTCTCCTGAATTAGCGTCGTGAATGCGAAGGTACATTTCTTGTACGATGTCTTCGGCTAAAGAACATTCTCCAAACGAACGAACTATATTAATCCATTCCTTGTGATGCCTTGATAGTACGTTAATCCATTGCATTTGCGTGTAAATATATTAAAAAAAACAAACCCCCGCTGTTTAGACGAGGGTAAGTTAGTTTAGTTATTGGTTTTTATTCACGTAGTTATCTAATTTTTTCAACGTTTCTATGCTGACGGGCTTTCCTTGTACAAATCTATCTATGTTGTACTGGTGAAACTTGTTACCCGTTGCTTTGATTTCGTTAACTATTTGGTTACGTGTTTTCGTTAGCATGATTCGAACTAACTCTTTGCGTAATTTATCGTCGTTAATAAACATATCAGAACGGAAAATCGTCGTTTTTAGGTGCTTGCATTACTTGTACTGCCTTTAACGCAATAGTCCAACCATTTAGACTTACGAAGCATTTATCGTTCCATACGCGCCCGCGAATGTTAATTCCTACTTCTACCTCGTCACCTACTTTTAAGTTTTGGATTAGTTCTCTTTTGTCGTTCACGAATTGAATTGGTAGCACTTCGCTAAATTTACCGTCCGTTGTTTCAACCCAAACTTCCTGAATGGTTAGCTTTTCGCTTTTCTGTTGTGGCGCTCCTATCGTGTGAACGCGTCCGTTTACTTTTGTACTCATTTTATTTGTTTATGTTAATTAACTTACTATTGTTATTTATAAAATTCAATCCATTTGCAACCTTTTGGTGGATATTTTTTAAAAAACTCCAACATTTCTTCCTTATCGCTTTCTGAATCACCTCTAACTAATTCGCTACCATCTTCCATATGAAGGACAAAAACGCTTTTTTTATGATTTTTAAGAAATTCTATTTGTTCATCAATTGTCAATGAATCTTGATACGCTTGAGCCTTTTCGTTATGCTCTAATAATTCTTTTAAAGTCATGTTTATTTCTCTTTAAGTGTTTCGTAATACTTACGGCATTCGTCTATTCGTTGGTAAATAGATTCTATTACGCCGTCGTTTCTTTCAACGTGGAAGACCTTTATTCTTTTATCCCTCGGTATATTATCGAAAGTATGAATAGAACGCACATACTCTTCAACCTCTTCGCTAATAGAAATCTCTTTTCTTTTCCAACTTTCTCTTCGTATTTCATCCAGTACTATATCTTCGGGTGTGTTAATTAGGCAATAAATTACATAAGCATCCGTCTTTTCAGTCAGCGTCATGTAACCTTGCATTTGATAAAAATAATCCTTATTCGGTAGTTCGGTTTCAAAAAACGGAAACGTATGCGCGTTGTAACTTGACTTGACATCTATTATGAAATCGTCCGTAATCACATCGGGAACTCCTGTTAAATAATCGTTGGTAAATTTGATTTCGTTTTTCTCTAAGAACATTCCGTCAAACAACGATTCAGCCATTAAAATAGCTTCGTCTTCTACTTGGTTACCTTTGTCCGTATATCTACTCCAAAACTCTTTATAGATTCCGTATTCGATTTCTAAAAAACGTTCTTGTACGTGCGTTCTTGCAGTTGCTGAAAGACATTCCCCCTTTGTGCGGGGGTTAGTCATTATCTTACCTATTGATGAGCATCTTATTTTCATTTGTTTTTTGTTTTAATTATCTTACTATTGTTACGCATAGCCATTAGTTATAAGAAATGCAGTCGCTTGGTTCGCTTAACCCAATTAACATTCGTTACGCTATACAGATGCATCTGCCGAATGATACTATGAACTGCATTACTCAAAGGTTTCAACATCAATACTTCCATCGCGATATTCGGTTACTATTGTTTCTCCAAAGGTTTCGTTGTAGTATTCATCCGCATCGTCGGGTTTACAATCATCGTTAAACTTGCCTAAATCGTAACCATTACTAAATCCATTTTCCCAAGCGTCAGATATTTGTAATTTTTCAATGCTCATGGCATCTTGAATAATTTCATCGAATAACTTCCAATCTTGGTTTATAACAATTCGCCCTAATTTAGCTTTTAACTGTTCCGAATACCATTCTACCGCTGTCTTCATAAGTCTAAAAGTATTTCGTGTTGTTCGGGTGTAATGTGGTATTTCTCGCGTAGTATTTTAATGTCGTATTTACCTTCGTTAATCGCTTTAATAGCGTTCTGAAAGCGTTCATTTGACAATGTCGGCTTACTACCTTCCTTTGCCGTGTTTCCGTCGTCGTCAACCGCTTGTAAACTTAACAGGCTTTGCAATGACGCGCGGCGGTAATAAGTTACTGCGGCAATCATTTTTTGTGGGTCTACTATATTCGGAAGGTCTAAATAACTTTCAACCCTGCCTCCGCTATCAATGTCTATTATCCAAGTATGCACAGAGCTACCTATAATAGGCTGTAATAGGATTAAATCGTATTTTAGTAAGATAGGTTCACACGCTTCAAGTATCGTGTTTAAATCGGCGTATTTGCTCTTAAAAAACGGATTGTCGTTACCCTTTACTACTTTACCAATTTCCTGTTTTGCTTTCCACAACTTAATGTAGATGTTTGAAGGCTTCGGGATAGCGTCCTCAAAACTTTCTGTTTGCTCTTTTTTTCTCATATCACTTAGTTTATACGCAAATATAACATTTATTCTTT